GAATAAATGTCAATGCATTCGTAAGACCTTATAACACAACTTATTCACAAGATGGTGGAACAACAGTTTCATCAAATCTTAAATCAGATGGTAATGGTAGACTAAGAGGTTACTTCGATTTACCTAATAATAACTCACAAAGATTTGCAACTGGTCAAAGAGAACTAAGAATTACATCTTCATTCTATGACTTGTCAAATCCAAATTCACAAGCATCAGGTGTTTATCAGGCACAAGGTCTATTACAATCTAATCAAACAGAAATTACTTCTACAAGAAACGGTAGAGTAATTATGGAAAGAATATCAGGTCAGAGGGACTTTATCAGAAGAGGTGAGAGAATGAACGCAGAAGAGTTCGATATTATCGCACCTGAAATAATAATGCCACCTCCACCGATTCCAAATATTCCAATTCCGATAAACGTTGCTGCTATTGAAGAACCAATATTTGAGGCACCTGATATACCTATCGATACAATTGAATTACCTTTCGTTCCACCGATAGCGCCTGTATTACCACCGCCACCACCTCCAAGGTTACCGATACCTGAGCCAGAACCTCCTATATTTGCACCTACAGCATTGGGTAGTGCTAATGTAATGTTTGATAGAGAATTAAGAAGATTCAATTTCATTGATATTTCAGATAGAGGTTGGGGTGACCCACTTGCACAATCATTTATTGTAGAAAAGTCAGGTGGTATGTTCATGACATCTATAGACCTATACTTCCAAGCAAAAGATGGAACACTACCAGTGTCCATCGAAGTTAGAACTATGGATAACGGATATCCAGGCAAGACAATCTTACCGTTCTCAACAGTTACTAAGAACCCATCAGAAGTGAATGTATCACAAGACGGTTCAGTTGCAACTACATTTACATTCGATTCACCAGTTTATGTTGAAGAAAATGTTGAATATGCATTCGTAGTATATTCAAACTCAAACAATTATGAGTGTTGGATTTCTAGAATGGGTGAGAAAGACCTTGCAACACAACAAACAATTTCAGGACAACCATATGCTGGTTCTTTATTCTTGTCTCAGAATGCTTCCACATGGACTGCAACACAAGAAGATGACTTGAAGTTCCACATGAAACATGCACAATTTGATACTTCAAAACAACCAAAACTTACTTTTGAAAATAAATCATTACCAGTTGCAGACTTACAAGATAATCCAATCGAGACATTCGATGGTCAAACATATGTGAAAGTATATAATTACTTCCACGGAATGTATACTGAAAATTCACAAGTCGTAATTGATGGTGTAACTGGTGATAAATTAAATGGTGTATTAACAATAGGAACACCTAGTGTAAGTTCAACACCAAATGACGGAACATATAATCTATCAGGAGATGGATTAGATGTAGGTAATGGTTCGGGTGCAAATATTAAAGTAGTAGTCACAAATAGTGGAACAGATATTGTTGCAACTATTACAGACCCAGGCAGTGGTTATTCGACTTCTGATACGTTGACTTACTCAAACTTTGATGGTGGAAGTTCAGACTTAACACTTGCAATTGATTCAGTAGGAGATACACTTGGTGGTATTCCAGTAAGTGCAATCAACAGTTCATATACTGGTTCAGGAACAAATCTATCAAATATAGATATTGATTCATTTACAGTAACGCCTGATTTAACATCATTCGATTTAGATTCATCATACACTGCAAACGATAACGTATTGGGTGGTGGTGACAGTGCAACATGTTCTAGAAACTATTACTTCGATACACTTCACACTATGATTCCAAATTTAACTTTTGCAATGACTAGAATAAGTGGAAACGTATTGATGACACCTATGAATTCGCCTGAAGGTTATTCAAATAGAACTGCATACAGTAAGAGAACTAGTAACGAATTTATCACATTGAATGATAACGTATTCTTTGATTCATCACACGTTATTGCTTCTGCAACTAACGAAGGTGCATCACACTTACTACAGTCAGAAAAATCAATGACAACAATATTACAGTTAATGTCAGTGAATCCAAACGTGTCACCAGTTATCGATATCGCAACTATTGGTGCGATTGCAATCGGAAACAGATTAAATAAAATTGATTCATCAAGTGACGTTGTTACAGGAACTACATATGTTCCATCAACAGAAGCAGACGGTGATAACAACGTAATGGTGTATTGCACAAGAAAAGTTAACTTGAAGACACCTGCTTCATCTATTAAAGTGATTGCAGATGTGTTTAGACCACCTACAACAGAAGTAGAGTTCATGTATAAAGTATTAGAAAATGATATCTCAACGTCTTTTGATGATATAGATTGGAAATACTTTAATACAGATGGTTCACCCGATGTAACAATAGAAGCAGATGCAAGAAACTTTAAGGAATATGAATTTACAGTAGAAGACTTACCTGAATTCACTGCTTTCGCAGTTAAGATTGTAGGTAAAGGAACCAATACTGCAGTCGTTCCTTCGGTATCTGCATTGAGATGTATAGGACTTGCATAATGTCAGAGTATGTTAAGGTGGAAGGACATTCATCATTATTAAGAGATGAAGAATCCACTGCAATAGTTTCAACAGATATAAATGCATGGAGACTACAAAGAAGAAGGAAAGAAGTATTTAAGTCTCAGGTGAATGAGATAAATAACTTAAAGGAAGAAATTTCCGAAATAAAATTAATGTTAAACACTATATTAGAGAAAGTTCATGGCTAAAACAGTAGACCAATATTCAACATTAGAACAATTCAGAACTAGGTATAATGACCTTGCAAATGATGTCGGCGATATCAGTGGTCTTAGAACTGAAAATCAAGAGACTATTGTTGATGCAGTTAATAGTTTAGAAGATAAATCATTCTTCTTCCAAGAATTTATATTTACTGCATCTGCTAGTCAAACATCGTTTAGTGGTGCTGATGGTTTTGGAAACACTATGTCTTTCAGAACAAAAAGAGTTCAAGTGTATCTAAATGATAAACACTTAGTTGCAGATACAGACTTTTCTATTGGTGGATTCGGAGTTGTAAGTGGGAACACATATAGTTCACTTACACTTATAGGTTCGTATTCAGGTGGTGCAAGTGCTGGTGATAAACTTAGTGTATATGCATACACTGGTTCTTACTTAGGTGTAGTTGACACTGGTGCTGTATCAGGATTCTTTACTAACACTGCTGCACAATCCATCTATAATACAAACGATAGTGGTATAATATTAAATGGTGATGGAAGTAACAGAACAACTGCATTATCAGATTCGTCTAATTTTAATATTGAACTTGCTGGTAACACACTTGCAGATGGTAATTTAAAACTTAATACGGGTGGAACATTTACTGCTCCAACAATTACAGATGGAACTTTATCTATCAACTCAGGAACTATTAGTTCAGGTGTTGCGGCAACATTCAGTGGTGCTGTAACTGGTGGAAGTTTAACAGATGGAACTGCAACTATTACAGGTGGAACAGGAACAGGATTTAGTTCAATCACCTCTACATCATTTACTGGTAACCTCACTGGAAATGTCACTGGTGACCTCACTGGAGATGTCACGGGGACAGTTTCAAGTATTGCAAACCATGATACAGGAGACTTGACAGAAGGCAGTAATTTGTATTATACTGATGCAAGGGTAGACTCAAGAATGAGTGGTAAAGATTTAAACTTCTTTGATGATGTTAATTATACCACAACTCCAACAGCAGGTCAAATTCTAGTATGGGATAACGCAAATCAGTATTGGGAACCTGCTGACAATTCAACAACCTCAGATAGTATCACTGAAGGTTCAAACAATTTATATTTCACTAACGAAAGAGTTGACGATAGAGTCAGTGCATTAATCGTTGGTGGAACTGGTATCACTGCAACTTATAACGACTCTGCTGGAACATTAACACTAGATGGTTCTGCTCAATACGGAGACTCAGATGTTCAATCATATTTGAGTGGTGGTGACGGTTTAACATTAAGTGGTTCAGGAAGTTTTTCTGTAAATACATCTAACGGAGTTAAAACCGATAGTGACAATGTAGTTCTTGATTATGAAATAGTATCTTCTGCACCTTCAAGTGCTGGTTCTACATCGACTGGTCACTTATGGTTTGTAGTATGATATGTCTGATGAAATCTATGTAAATATAGGAACTACGTTCCAACAACCATACCAAGCACAACAACCTGCTATTGGTCAAACGCCTGCAAACGTTCAAGCAACAAGACAAGCGATTGCAAATGCACAAACACCTTTTACATATCAGAACAGACAACCTTCGACTTATAGAAATCCAGTAAACGCACAAAGTCCGTATATTGCAAATGCACAACAACCGTATCCACATCCAGTGAATGCGAACTATCCGTTCATTGCAAATGCACAAACACCTTATCCGTATATTGCGAATAGTCAAACACCTTATATTGCACAGGCAAGACAACCTTCGACTTATGCAAGACAAGGTAGGTCACCTTTTACATACGCAAGACAAGGTCAAAGTCCATTTACATATCAGGCACAAAGTCCATTTACATATAATAGTAGACAACCTGTAATATATCAGGTAACTTATCAACACCCTGCTACATATCAGGCAAGACAACCTGCTGCTTATAGAAACCCTGTTGGTTATCGTGTTCCATATATCGCAAATGCTCAGTATACTGCTCAACAACCAGCAAACAAACAAAGTCCATATATTGCAAATAGACAAACTCCATATGAAGCATCTGCTCAACAAACAGCAACATATATTGCAAGTGTCCCATCCACTTACACATATGATTTAGAATTTTACACTTTATCAGGAATAATGTCTTTATATTCAGCAAGTGGATATGCATATTACATAGGATTTACTGATGGTGTTCCTTATGGTAATCCAGCAGGATTAGGTAGTTCACCACAATCACCAACTCTTGGAGCTTTATTCAGTGGTTCAAATGCAATAATGGTAGGGAAAAATGGGCCATCATATTCTGCAATGATAGCTTCTAATTGGAGTGTTTTCCTTGCATCGCCAGGAGGGCCAATGCCATTGGTAGATGCTGGATTTACTAAGGTTAAAATCAGTTCACCTAATTTATCAGAAACAGCATTTCCATTAGCGACATATTCAAATGCATCTCATAGTATGAGTTTTCCAGCACCAACATGGGTAACAACAGGGTCTAGCCCCTTCAACCCAACTGGTGGTGATTTTACAATTAAATTTATTAAGTAGGAGGTAGAGAATGGCAATAGGACAAAAACAAACACCATATCCTGCTACTTATCAGCATCCAGTGATATATCAAAATCAGATACCTTCTACGTATCAGAATAGACAACCAGTGATATATCAACATACGTATCAACATCCGACTACATATCAGGCAAGACAACCTGCTGGATATAGAAACCCAGTATCGTATAGGGTTCCTTACATTGCAAGTTATCAGATAACTTCTCAACAACCAGCAAGTTATCAATCACCATATATTGCGAATGCAAGACAACCGTATCCTGCTAATGCTCAACAACCGTATCCGTATATTGCGAATGCACAACAACCGTATCCGTATATAGCAAATGCACAGGCACCGTTCACATATCAAAATAGACAACCTAATACGTATGCAAGACAAGGACAACAACCGTCAACCTATCAACATCAGGCACCTTATACACGTCAGGTAACTGGTAGAACACCGTTTACGTATCAAAACAGACAACCAGTTATATATCAGAATCCAGTTAATAGACAGACACCGTATATTGCACAAGCAAGACAACCTTCGATATATCAAAACCCTTATCAGGTTCCTTACACTATTGCACAACCTTATACATATCAGGTCAATTACACTTCTACAAGACCTATTGGCCCAGTTGCAAAAGTTAAAGGTGTATATGTAAATGACGGTGGAACTGTTAGAAAAGTTGACGAAGTTTACACAAATGATAGTGGAACAGTAGAAAAGATTCACCAATCGGTTCCTACTGCTCAATTCAGTAAGTAAACATTAAAAACGCATAAATAGTTATATGGCGATTATTGCAAACTTATATATAGACCAAGGAACAGACTTCAGTATAACAGTTGATGTGACTGATTCTGCTGGTGATGTTTTAAACTTATCAGGTTATTCTGCATCATCACAAATAAGAAAGACATATAGTTCTTCTTCTGTCTCTGAAACTTTCTCAACGTCTATTGCAGAAGCAACAGGACAAGTAACATTATCTTTAACAGACACCCAAACAACAGGTTTATCTGCTGGTAGATATGTCTATGATTTGACAATCACTAGTAGTGGAGGTGCAACTAGTAGAGTTATAGAAGGACAAGCAATTGTCACTCCAGGCGTAACGAGGTAATTATGAGTAATATTAAAGGAACATTAAACAGAGCAACAGGTTCAGTAGGTGCTAGAGTAGCAGGTGCAACAAATATACGTGCAAAACAGGTTGCAATTGGAAACACTTCATCAAATGTAAACCTTTCTGCTAAATCAATTAATGAACTTGCAGACGTAAATGCAACGGAAACAGACGATGGATTATTGTCTTACGATGCAGAAACAGACAAATGGACAACCACCACTTCTATAGATGGTGGAACGTTTTAGTTTTATAAATACAAGGATATCAAGGGATTCAATCAGTGAGAATCCGACCCTCATAGTGAGAGGATAGAATTTTAGATTATGGTTCACGACTCGAATAGTGCAGAGTCATAAACATTAATTAATTAATTTTTATAGGAAATAAAAATGGCAACAGTAATTCAAATTAAAAGAAGCACAGGAGCAACGGCACCAGCAGTCTCAGACTTGAGCGAAGGTGAATTAGCGTATGTGCAAGATAGGTCGAATGATGGTGCTAGTGCAAAACTTTATATCGAATCTGTAGACTCTTTAGGTGCAGCTGCGATACACGAAATCGGTGGTAAATACTATACTGATATCGTAGATGGTTCATCTGCAACTCCTGCTGACTTTAAAGTTGGTAACGGTTCAACTTCAGGTGGTTCATTAAAGTTAATGGAAGATTCAGACAACGGAAGTAATTTCGTTGCATTGAAATCTCCTGATACACTTGCTTCAGACGTGACCTTCGTATTACCTTCAGGTGATGGTAGTGCAAACCAAGTATTAGGAACAGATGGTTCAGGTAACCTTTCTTTCTTATCAACAACATCAACACTAGCAGGTGCAACAGACTCAGATATTTCATCTCCAACATCAGGACAAATTCTTGTTCATGACGGAAGTGATTCATTTGATAACGTATCACTAAGTGGTGACGTAACAATGGCATCAAGTGGTGCTGTAACAATCGCAAACAGTGCCGTTGAACTCGGTATGATTGACTTCTTTGTTGACGAAGATGACATGTCTTCTGATTCAGATGTTAAAGTTCCTTCACAACAATCTGTTAAAGCATATGTTGATTCACAAGTAACTGCTCAAGACTTAGACATGGCAGGTGACAGTGGAACAGGTGCAGTCGACTTAGACTCACAATCAATCACTTTCACTGGTGGAACAGGTGTAACAACTTCTGTTTCAGGTCAAACAGCAACTTTTGCAATTGGTCAGTCAGTTGGAACATCAGACAACGTAACATTTAACAATGTTGACGTTGATGGAACACTTACATCAGACGATATTACATCAACAAACATATCTGCTTCAGGTAACTTAACAGTTTCAGGTAACTTAACAGTTAACGGAACAACAACTACTGTAAACTCAACAACTACTTCAGTTGCTGACCCAGTATTTGAAATCGGTGACGATGCATCAGATGACAACCTAGACAGAGGTATCAAATTTAAGTATAACGATGGTTCTGCTAAAGTTGGTTTCTTTGGTTTAGATGATTCATCAGGTAAGTTCGTTGCATTAAGTTCAGCAACAGATAGTTCATCAACATTTACTGGAACAGCAATGAGTGCTGTATTCGGTGGTTTAGAAGCAACAGGTCTTGCATTAAGTGGTTCAATCACTTCTGTAGACGGTGCTGCTCCTGCTGCTGGAGAGTTATTGGTTGGTAATGGTTCTAATGGAGACATGGAACTTGCAACTTTAACTGCTGGTGAAGGTATCGATGTAACTAATGCTGACGGTGCAATAACAATCGCTGCTGAAGATGCAACAGATTCCAACAAAGGTATCGCATCTTTCTCAGGTAGTTACTTCACTGTAACTTCAGGTGATGTTGCTATCGATGATGCAACAACATCTGCAAAAGGTATTGCTTCATTTTCCTCAGATAACTTTACAGTATCATCAGGTGCTGTGACAGTTACTGCTATTGACGGTGGGACATTTTAATAGTAATTAATTTCAACCAATCAATAGGAGAGTAAAATGGCATCAGTAATCCAATTAAAAAGAAGTTCTACTCAGAACGCAACTCCAGGCACAAGTGATTTGTCTCTTGGAGAATTAGCGGTAAATACTTACCACGGTAGGTTATACACTGAGAAGGATGATGGGTCTGCTGCTGTTGTAGAAGTGGGGTCTAACCCTACCTCTCTAACTATAAATGATGCAATCACTTTCCCAACTAGTGATGGAACAAACGGTCAGTTGTTATCAACTAACGGTAGTGGAACATTAAGTTTCACCGATGCGCCATCAACTGGTGTTACAACATTCACATATAGTGTAACTGGAAACCAAACACTATTCTCAGGTAATGACGATAACGGAGCATCCTTATCGTATACACTTGGTTTAGAACAGGTTTACTTGAACGGTATTAAACTTGTAGTCGGAGACGACTATGCAAGAACTTCTACCAGTTCACTTACATTACAGGCGAATGCAGTATCAGGGGACGTTTTAGAGGTGGTCGCTCAGACTTCAATCTCGAATTTAGTTCAAGGTTTCTTCACAACAAGTGAATTGACTGCAACTACATCCGACCAAGTCTTGAGTTCAAACGCAACTGGCAATAAAGCAATTAAGTATGTCGTAATGGCAACTCATGCTAGTGCTGGAACTCATGCGGCCGAAGTATTATTGATTAACGATGGTTCGAATGCGTATTTTGTTCAGTATGGTGATGCATTCTCAAGTTCTTCATTATTCTCACTTTCAAGTGATATAGATAGTGGAAACATGAGATTGTTAGTAACACCTGCTAATACTAATACAACATTCAAAACCTTCCAAATTAGACTTTCATAAGGAGTAAAACATGGCGAAAACTAACGCATTTAAAATCGCTGAGTTGATTCGTGGAATACAATTCGATGTAGACAACGATGAAATTACGACTACAAAGAAAGTCAAATCGAAGGACAGAACATCAGGCGACGCAACAAAAACTGCAACAGATGAATTTGCACTCGACACATTTGCGAAAGCAGATTTCAGAGCTGCAAGATATGTTGTTGCAATGTCAGAGGGAAGTGATTTCCACTCTACAGAAATTGTTGTTGTTCATGACGGTTCTGCAGTCACGTTAACTCAGTATGGCACTTTGAAATCAAAAAGTCTTGCAACATTTGATGCAGATATAAGTGGGAGTAATCTAAGATTATTAGCAACACCTGCTTCATCATCATCTACAGTGATAAAGTTCGATAGAACTACAGTAGACGCTTAAACGATTTTAAAAAATCATCTAAGGGGGACGTAATGTCCCCCTTTCTTTTTGTATAAATAGTATTATGGCAACAAAAACTAAATTTTTCACGGACTTAGGTTTCCAATCATTAGGAAACTCAACCGTGGATGGAAATCTTACAATTACTGGAGATTTAACGGTTCAAGGAACTAATTTAGTTGTTGATTCCACTACCATGTCTATTACAGACTCTATGATGGAACTTGCAAGTGGTAACACTTCAAGTGATATTATAGATATTGGTTTCTATGGAAATTATGATGATGGTCTTTCAGATGGTGCAACAGAATACACTGGCCTTGTAAGAGATGCAAGTGATTCAACATGGAAACTATTTGATGGGTTGGAGACAGAACCATCAAACACTATAGACACTTCGGATAGTGGATTTGCATACGCAGATTTTAAAGCAGGAGATATCGAATCAACTGGTCAAATTACTGCAGTCGGCCCACTCTCATTACAGAATTTGAGAATGGATGCAACTGCAACTTTGACAACAACTGCAACTACAGAAGTAAATTTAGATACATTCCCTCTTTTAAGTTATAGAAGTGCAAAGTATCATATACAAGCATCACAAGGAACTAATTATCATGCATGTGAAGTCATGGTAATTCATAATTCATCAAATGCTTACTTCTCTCAGTTCGGTGATATCTACACAAATACCTCATTGTTTACACTATCTGTAGACACTAATTCAGGTAACGTGAGACTAAGAGTTACACCTGCTTCAACATCTTCGACAAGTTTTAAATTAAGTAGAAATTTATTAACAGTATAGGTTTTTTGAAGAACACTATCTTCTAAATAGTAGTATAGATTTAACAAATCCAACCTAATAGGACACAACAATGGCAACACAAAACAAATTTGTAATAGAATATGGATTAGAAGTTGGTTCCACGGAAGTCATCACATCATCAGGTAAAATTGTCGCTTCTGCATTATCGCAGATTGACACGGATGATATTTCTGAAGGGTCAACCAATCAGTATTTCACAACAGGAAAAGTAGATACGCATTTATCAAATGCATCTGCTTCAAAAACTCTTGCAAATGTTCAGATTGATGGAGGAACCATCTAATGGCAGGAGAAAAGAATTTTAATATTAAGAACGGTCTATCAGTTGGTGGTGTTGAGGTTATCAACTCATCAGGTGATTTGGTCGGTGCTGCAGTAGGTTCTGCAGTAGAAGAGGCAATCGCAGATAAAATCGGTGGTATTATAAGTGGAACAGGTGCTGCAACTGCAACTTACGATGATGGTTCAGATACAATCGTTATTGACGTTCCAATCACTGATGAAGATGACATGTCATCAAACAGTGCTACTGCACTTCCATCACAACAATCAGTAAAAGCATACGTTGACTCACAAGTCGCATCGGTTCCAACTGGTGATATTACATCAGTAACTGCTGGTGACGGGTTATCAGGTGGTGGAACTACAGGTGATGTAACACTTGCAGTATCAGTTGATGATAGTTCAATCGAAACAAGTTCAGACACACTTCAAGTAAAAGAAGGTGGTATTACTAATGCTATGTTAGCAGGTTCTATCACAAACGCAAAACTTACTAATAGTGCTGTTACAGTTAACTCAAACTCAGTATCACTTGGTGCCGCAGTTGTCCTAGACACTGATGATATCGGAGAAGGGTCAACCAATCAATATTTTACAAATGAAAGAGTTGACGACAGAGTAAACGCATTAATTACTGCTGGAACAAACATTTCAACTTCGTATGACGATGCAAACGGAACACTTACAATTAACTCTTCAGGTAAAACAGAAGAAGAGATTGAAGATATCGTAAACGGTTTAGTAGTCGGTGGAACAAACATTACATCAACATATGACGATGCTGCTGGAACACTTACACTTGCTGGTTTATCAGATTCAGACATCAGAGGTTTAGTATCTGCTGGTGGTGATTTATCATACAACAGTGGAACAGGTGCTTTCTCATTTACAGAAAGAACAGATGCAGAAGTTAGAGGACTTGTATCAGTAACAGATTCAGGTGGAGACGGTTCACTTGCATATAATTCATCAACAGGTGTAATTACATATACAGGGCCAAGTGCATCAGAAGTCCAAGCACATATTACTGCTGGAACTGGTGTTTCAATCAGTTCAGGTGCTGTAAGTATTGGACAGGCAGTTGGAACATCAGATAACGTTTCTTTTGGAGACCTTACACTTTCAGGTGACCTAACAGTTAACGGAACTACAACAACTGTTAACACTGCAACACTTAATGTCTCTGATAACATTGTTGTTCTTAACAACGATGTGACTGGAACTCCTTCAGAGGATGCTGGTATTGAAGTCGAAAGAGGAAGTTCAACTAACGTATCATTACTTTGGGACGAGTCAGAAGATGAATGGACATTCGGTTCTTACAACGTAAAAGCAACTTCTTTTGAAGGTGCATTAACTGGAAACGTTACTGGTAACGTATCAGGGTCTTCAGGGTCTTGCACGGGTAACGCCGCAACTGCTACATTGGCAACCAATGCAAGTGGATTAACTGGAACACCTAATATTTCAGTAGGAACGATTGCATCAGGAGCGATTACCATCACAAACGCAACAAATAGTGGTGGAACAGCGAGAAACATATATCAATCAACATCAGCACCTTCTTCAGGTGATGGCGCAGTTGGTGATTTATGGATTTTATACTCTTAATAAATAAGAGTATATTACTTAATTAAGGATAAGATAGGATATGGCTTCAGGTTCACAAAAAGTTAAAACACCCGCTGGTTGGAATTCAACTCAGGGTGCATGGGTTAAAACTGCATCATCCACATGGAAAGCAGTTGACCAAATCTATGTTAAAACACCTACAGGGTGGAACGATGCATCAGGTCAACAAAGTGTTCAACAACCGTATCCTTATATTGCGAATAGTCAAACACCTTATATCGCTAACGCACAGCAACCTTATCCATATATTGCTAATGCTCAGACCCCATATATCGCAGATGCACAGCAACCTTATCCTTATATCGCAAATGCTCAGAGTCCATACATTGCACAGGCAAGACAACCTTCTACGTATCAACATAGGTCACCATTTACATATCAGAATCCAGTAAGTGCTCAAGAACCAAATATAAGAAATGCTCAACAACCGTATCCGTATATTGCGAATGCTCAGAGTCCTTATATTGCGAATGCGAGACAACCGTCAACCTATCAACATAGGTCACCATTTACATATCAGAATCCAGTAAGTGCTCAAGAACCAAATATTAGGAATGCACAACAACCTGCTGCTTATAGAAATCCAAGTAGCGCACAAAGTCCTTATATTGCAAATGCTAGACAACCTTCGACATATAACTTTAGGTCACCGTTTACATATAGAAACCCTGTAAATGCTCAACAACCTAATATTAGAAATGCTCAACAACCTGCTGGATATAGAAATCCAGTAAACGGAAGACAACCTACAATTAAGAACGCACAGGCACCGTTTACATACAACGCAAGATATCCTGCTACATACCCTGCTAATGCGAGACAACCATTCACGTATAATGCAAGGTATCCTGCTACATATCCTGCTAACGCAAGACAACCGTTTACGTATTCATTTAGAAGTCCGTTTACTTACAGTTTTAGGTCACCGTATACGTATACATTTGACTCAGTTCATTATACTTTATCAGGACAAATGACTCTTTATTCAGCAAGTGGATATGCATATTACATAGGATTTACTGATGGTGTTCCTTATGGTAATCCATCAGGATTAGGTTCAAGTCCTCAATCACCAACTGCTGGAGCTTTATTCAGTGGTTCAAATAAAATAATGGTAGGGAAAAATGGGCCATCATATCCTGCAATGATAGCCGCTAATTGGAATGTTTTCCTTGCATCGCCAGGAGGGCCAACTCCATTAGTAAGTGCTGGGTTTACTAAAATTAAAATTAGTTCGCCTGGATTATCGGAGACCGCTTTCCCATTAGCAACATATTCAAATGCAGCTCATAGTATGAGTTTCCCAGCACCGACATGGGTAACAACAGGGCCTAGTCCCTTCAACCCAACTGGTGGTGATTTTACAATTAAATTTATTAAATAGGTATTAACATTATGTCATTAACATTCGAAACAACAACTTATACGGGAGAACCTCGAGACGATATACAAGTAAACGATTCAGTAGAGTGGGCAATAAAACAATTTAGTTACGAGTTTTTGGGAGAAACAAGAACTATTGAAGTAAAAACGCTAAAGGACAATTTTGTTGTCAGTGGAGTTTTTGATGCAACTGCATGTGAGGCTCATTTAGATGCTCAAGGACAAGGGATTTTAAATTATTACAATATGGAAAAATGGTTTAGAGACCCTGAAACTGGAGTTGCAATATAAACATAGGAATAAAAAATGGCAATAGGTAACGCAAGACAACCAGTAATAGGAAATGCTAGACAACCTGTAATCGGGAATGCTAGAAATCCGTTTACCTATCAAGCATCTTATAGGGTTCCATATATTGCAAACGCAAGAAACCCATTCACTTATCAAGCATCTTATAGGGTTCCATACATTGCGAATGCGAGACAACCTTCAACATATAACTTTAGGTCTCCATTCACATACAGAAACCCAGTATCATATAGGGTTCCGTTTACATATAACTTTAGGTCACCGTTTACTTATAGAAACCCTGTAAATGGTAGACAACCAACAATTAAAAACGCACAGGCACCGTTCACATATCAGAACAGACAACCTGTAATTTATCAGAATCCAGTATCATATAGGGTTCCGTTTACGTATCAACATAGGTCACCGTTTACATACAGAAATCCAGTGAATGGTCAAGAACCAAATATACGTAATAGACAAACACCGTTTACGTATCAACATAGACAACCTGTTACGTATCAAAGAACGGGTCGAACACCATTCACATATCAACATAGGTCACCGTTTACCTATAGAAACCCAGTGAATGGTCAAGAACCTAACATAAGAAACGCTCAAACACCGTTTACTTATCAACATAGACAACCAGTCACATATGATAGACAAGGTAGAACACCGTTCACATATCAGAACAGACAACCTTCGACTTATGCAAGACAAGGTCAGAATCCTTTCACGTATCAAAACAGACAACCTGCTACATACGCAAGACAAGGTAGAACACCAGTGATTAGATGGGATGGTTCCTTAACACAATCGTGGCCTGGAACTCCAGTATCATCTTAAAATAGTTCACTAAATAAGTGAACGGAGTATATTATGGATAAAATCAAAACCTTAGAGGAACTCATTGGCAAATTTCCCGATGGATTTCCTGATTTAACGTCTGCAGAAAATCAACATAGACACTCTGCAGAACAATTTCATTTAGGTTCTCTCAATCTAAACACTTTCACAAAAGATTCAGAAACATATAAAATGTGGGAGTGGATGTTCAATCAAATGCCTAAACTTCGTTTGGTAAAGTGGGGTGACATTGAACAAATGAGACGAGATGATAAACTCATCACATTTAACGGTCTTCAGTTTCAGTGTAATACATATCATAGATTTCTACCACAAGTATACACTTCAGGTCAACCCGACCCTGATATGCCAGGTTCAGTAGTTCCAGCAAAATTCAAAACTTCTAATCTAGATGGTGAACAAGTTACCATGGTAGATATTATTAGAGAAGAATTAAATGAAGGTGATTTTGTTGCAGATAATTTTGAACAGAGTGTTCAGTCAATGTATTATCACTCTGCAAAAGCACACTGGTTAGTTCAAAGTATTCAGAAAGATGGATTGTGGAATCCTATTCAAGGTTACACTACAAACGCTGGTGGTAAAACACAATTAAGAGTTCATCCAGGCAGTGTAAGGTCAGGTGTCTTTGAAGAAATGGAAGACCCAAACATGGAAATGTTGATATGGGATACTTTCAATCAATTAGAACATGTAAAATCTATGACACTTGATGAAACTATCGAATATTGGAAAGTGTTAGTAAACAATAAAGAAAATTCTGCTCATGATAATATGTCATTGTGTTGGACTAATCAAACTATAGAATTTCAATGTGATATGAGTAGTATAGACTTTAGAAAATATGTATATGCTCATAATGAAAAGGTTACAAGACTTGCAAAAGGTAAACCCTTAAACATTTACATAGGATACGATAGTAATCATAATAATCTAGAAGAAATATGTAAGAGGTCTTTAGAGTTTACTATTAAAAAGTCTATTGGTGGTGGTCATTTAGTAGACTACAGCACATTCAACCCTGAGATAAAATTTTTAGATGTATCTAAGATTCCCGAATATACTAGACCTTATGAGAATCAATCTACATGGTTTACATACAGCAGATTTCTAATCCCCTACTTAGAAAACTATGAAGGGTTTAGTTTGTTCATCGATGATGATTTCATATTTAAGAAGAATCCTTTGACCATGTTTTATTACCTAAATCCTGATGATGCAGTTGCATGTATTCAATATCCACAAATGAAACATGATGAAACTAAGTTTGATGGTGAAGTGAATATAGACTATCCATGTAAACTTTGGTCATCTATGATGTTCTTTAATAATGGTCATCCCGATTGTAAGAAGTTGACACCTGAAGTTGTAAACACTTGGACTGGTGCTCAATTACATCAGTTTGAATGGACTGATAAAATAAGTAAGATTCCTGAGAAATATATATTTGTGGAAGGATACGATGACCCTGAAGTGAAGTGGGATTACACTGGTATTCATTATACAAGAGGTGGGCCGTGGATAGATGGGATGGATTCTAGTCACATAAATAATTTAGAAGACTATAAAAGATTTAAAACAATGTTGCCTTTTTAGGTAAATTGAGGTATAATAAAGTATGAACAGATTAATCTATACAGAAAATAATCAATTAATTATCAGAAAACCAAACGGTTTAGAGTGGGATTACGAAAACGTAGACAAACCTGAATTAGGTTTTGATTATGACGTATTGGTATACGATGATATTGAAGTTGTCATTGAAAATTATGACTATAGCAAATGTTGGGATGATAACGAAAAAAGACCTCTAACAGATGGCGAAAAAACATTAATTGAACAATACATTGCAAACTCAGAACCACCAATCGGTGTAACACTTAACAATCAATTTGTTTCAGATTTGAATCAAAATGTAAAATTAAACATCAAAGAGTTTACTGAAAAGTATGGTTTTGATGATTTAACTGAAGTTACATTTGCTGGTAGGGAAGGTTCTAACCATCCTTATAGGTCAAATGCAAGACGTGTAATGGAATATGCTGATGCACAATATGTAATTTATGATGGACTTGTTAATGAAATTTTTGCAACTAGAGAAGACCATTTAAAACCATTAGATGATTATATAAATCAATTACCAGTTCCAACGACATTACCCGACCATGAGAGGTAGGGAATGGAAGTCGTCTATCTAGACAAACCCTTTAAAATAAAAGAGTTGCCGTTAAAAGACATCTATGTTTTAGATGATTATCTTGCACCTGAACTTTGGCATCATTTTGATAAACAGATTTCTGAAAGTAGTATATGGTCAAAGACTAATCAAGTAAATGCTGACAGTCCAACTGGATTACCTCATCACCAGTTTTGGGGTGCAACATATTTTAGAGGTGATGGAAGAATAGAAGACGGGATGTCTCAGTCGGATGTTTTATTTGCAAAGTATTTCAATAGAAGAGTTCAAACTGAGTTTGGTTTTAAGTGGGTAAGATTTCAGTATATGGGACTTAATTCTCAAACTCAAGGTTTACAAGGAACTACTCATTCGGATTGTGAAGACCATGATGAATGGAATATATCATTTCTTTATTATCCAAATAGATATTGGAATCCAAAGTGGGGTGGTTCATTGAGATTATACGATGAACATCAAAGAGGAATTGATGGACGTGATGAACATGTCAAGAATCATCAAATAGCAGAAATAGAATTTAAACCAAACAGATTAATTATGTTTGATGGTAGGATTCCACATGGTGCTGATGCACCTCATCCGTCTGCAAGATATATAGATAGAAGGTCATTAGTTTTAAGAGGAGACGAAGTAAGACTAGTTGACGAGGAAGAATTTTTTTATGCCAACGATAGATTTTCACACGTATGATGCAGACACCGTAAAGAACTTTAAACCAGTTCTTGCGAAGAATATTGTTCCTGAATGGTGGAAAGATATTAAAGTTGCAGAATTAAACAAGGGACAAGTTCAACAAACAATTCGTGCTTGTCCAGCAATGGATGATTGGTTAAAGAGTGGATGGATTATAACTGCAAATAGAGATATAGAAGTTATCAATGGAACTAATCCTGAAGATGATGGAGAGACAACTAAAGTTGCAGCATTCGACCCTAGTGGTCAAGATTATCATTCACGTAGTCATCCTACAACTCAATTTGCAGATGCATTCGAATACTTAGGTAAAGGAAGTCAGATAAAGGATGCATTTAAAATGAGAAATGCATGGAATGTAAAAACACCTCCAGGCTATTCTTGTTTTTATCTAGACCCTTTCTTATTTCAGAATAAATATTTTGCAACATGGCAAGGTATAATTGATACCGACACCTTTAATGTTGGTATGGACAATGCACAAATAATTTTTTATCCTAAGGTAGACCATTCGTTTGTTATCAAATCAGGAACACCTCTAGTGCAAATCATTCCATTCAAAAGAGAAACATGGAATGCAACTTATACAGTTAAGACACATAAGTCATGGACAGATAATCGTGGGACAGGTTCCTCAGAGTTTGAAGACACACCTACGAGTAAATCGATGCAAGAATGGGGACAATTAATGGAAGAGGAGACTGTAAGAAACTTTGGGCCATATAGAGGAAAGGGATATTGGAAACCTAAAGGTAAAATGTTTAATGAAGAGAGTCCACCACCCGAATGTCCTTTCCACCAAGGAGAAGAAGATGGCAGTTAGATTATTATTTCCAACACACGTATTTCATAGAAATCTTTTACAAGAAGGATTGGATGATAGTAGAGGTGTCTCTGAAGAATACTTGGGTATGTTAAAAGATGAAATGGATGCAATGAGAAAAAGAGACCCAGTGGGTAGACAACTCTCAAATGCATACACTGGTTGGCAATCTAAAGATGGTTGTGAGTCCTCTCCGATATTTCAAAAACTAATCAATAGAATTGAACACTTATTTTATGATGAAGTGTTTCCTTTTCATGGTTTGAATCCACAAATCGCACATATGAGATTAGGTAATTGTTGGGCAAACATAAACGATTTCCTTGCATGGAACAAACCACACTTACACAATGGTTGTTGGTATAGTGGTGTATTCTATATTCATGCAGATGGTGACGAAGGATGTTTTACAGCAGTTGATACACATGCAAAGGTAGTTGCAGACTTTCCACACTCTCCAAGAGGTGCTACAAGTTGGGACTTTGACCCAAAAAGTGGAGAACTTGTATTGTTTCCTAGTGGACTTATGCATATGGTAGAACCTAATCCTACTAAAAAGGATAGGTATAGTGTATCATTCAATATAGAAATGCACTATGATACACCTACTGCAAATGCTGGTGAAATAGAAAATTACAATCCTGATGAATTTGTCTTTGATTTGGACGAGAGAGGGAACCCAATCTTCTAAATAGTTGTATGGAAGAAATAACTTTACAACCTCATTTACTTTGGGATATTATTATCACACTCATAGTGGTTCCAGCAGGATTTCTTGTGAGGTCTCTTCTAGCAGAACAGAAACGTATCGACATTCTTATTAATAAAACAAGAGAAGAAATCGCTAAAGATTACGTAACACGTGACCAAGTCGAACAAGATTTCGAAAGAATTCTTAACTCTATTCAGAGAATAGACGAGAAAATCGACAAACTTCAAACTAAGACATACTTCGAATAGGTTCAAAAAACGTATAAATAGTAAGAGGAGAACTTACTATGGCAGAACCAAACAGCAAAGCAGGATTAAAAGAATACATCAAGAGAAAACTTGGTGCCCCTGTTCTTGAAATCAATGTCGATGACGACCAATTTGACGACAGAATAGACGAAGGTTTACAATATTTTCGTGAGTATCATTATGATGGTTCTATCAAAATGTATCTCAAACATCAACTTACGTCAGATAAATTAACTGCAATGAGAGGTGATGAAGACTTCACTGAAAGTGCAGCGGGAACTCATGCGTATACTGATGAAACTTTTAAACAACAAAACAATTATATTGTCTTACCTGAATATGTATTATCAGTTATAAACATATTCCCGTTCAACGACAAACACAATCTTAACATGTTTGACCTTAGATATCAACTAAGATTGAATGATATCTATGATTTAACATCTACAAACATTCTACAATACTCAATGATACAACAACATATCAGTTTGTTAGACCAAATGCTTGTTGGTCAACAACCTATCAGATATAATACACATATGAATAGATTGTATCTTGATATGAACACTCGTAATATAAATGCAGATGAGTATATCATTATCGAGTGTTATAGAAAACTAGACCCAACAGACTTCACTGATATTTACAATGATATGTGGTTGAAAAAATATTGCACTGCATTAGTCAAGTATCAATGGGGTGAAAACCTTTCTAAATTCCAAGGTATACAGTTGCCTGGGGGTGTAACATTAGATGGGTCTCAAATGAAACAGGAAGCACAAGAAGAGATTACAAGATTAGAAGAAGAGTCCCGACTGAATTTTGAAATGCCAGTCATGGACATGATGGGTTAATATTATGCCAACAAACGTATTTTTTAACCATGCAGTTCAAACTGAACAACACCTTTACGAGGATTTAGTAGTTGAGTCTTTGAGAATGTATGGACATGAGACCTTTTATCTACCAAGAGAGATTGTAGAAGAAGACTCCATCTTTGGAGAAGATATACAATCTAAGTTTGGTGATTCATATAGTGTCGAAATGTATATTGAAAATACAGAAGGATTTGAGGGTGAGGGAGACCTCATGTCTAAGTTTGGTATTGAAGTAAGAGACCAAGCAACCTTTATAATATCTCTACGTTCATGGGAAAGGTTCATTTCCTTAGATTCAAACCTTGCAACATCACTAAGACCAAACGAAGGAGACTTGATTTACTTCCCTTTAAGTGGTTCTATGTTCGAAATTAAATTTGTAGAACACGAGAATCCTTTCTATCAAGTTGGTAAACTATTCGTATTCAAACTACAATGTGAATTGTTCGAATACAGTGGAGAAGATTTCGATACTGGAAATATCAATATAGATTTAATAGAAGACCAACAAGCATATCAAATCGGAGTGACACTTGCAAGTTCTTACACTGGTGGTGACGGTAATTATCTTGCCAATGAAAACATCACAACAGTCATAGATAGTGTAACTACAACGGTTGGAGAGGTTGTAAGTTGGACACCTTCAACTAGAAAACTTATGATAAAAGATAACACTAGAACACTTCAAGTTGGTGATACGATTACTGGTGCAAACGGAACTGCAAGAGAAATTACATCGATTGATGATGTGATGGATATGACAAACGACCCACAAGCAGATAATAAAGACTTTGAAACAAAAGCAGATAACTACTTAGACTTCTCAGAGACAAATCCATTCGGTGAGGTTACATAATGTTTGGAACCCATTTTTATAATGAAACTATTAAAAGAAGTGTATCTATTTTTGGAACACTCTTTAATAATATCAAAGTTAAAAAAATCAAAGACGATGGAACTGTTCTAACAGAACAATTAGTTCCTATTTCATACGGCCCAAAACAAAAGTTTCTACAGAGACTTGCAGAGGAACCAAATCTAAATGATGGTAATAGAAGTGCAATCTCATTACCACGTATGGCATTTCAGTTAAGTGGGTTTGAATATGACCAAGCAAGACAACAAAACAAACTTATAAGACATAGTAAAACAACCTTAGAGACGGGTGGAAGTAATAGAAAGTATCAATACAATCCAGCACCTTACAATTTATCATTTACATTAGACATTCTTGCAAAAAATATGCATGATGCATTACAAATTGTCGAACAAATTTTACCATATTTCCAACCTGAATATACAGTTGCAATGAAAATGATTGATGATATGTCGGACACTAGAGACGTTCCAATCATTTTAAAAAGTGTATCTTACAGTGATGAATACGAATCAGACTTTTTAACAAGGAGAGTGATAACATATACAATGGAGTTTGATATGAAGTTATACTTCTTCGGCCCTGTATACACTGGTGGTATCATCAATTCAGTTATTGAAAGAGATTACATTACAGATGGTGTTAATGCTGGATTTACATCTACACAAATAGATAACAGTGGTCTAGTAAAAGAAGTTAAACACTATGAACCTGCTTTCTTAGAAACATCAAATGCAGTTTCTAATAACACAAGTGTGACTTTTGCAAGTGCAATAAATAGTAAGATAAGTGTAAACGATGAAGTATTCGGAACAAACTTATCGACAAATCCTACTGTTTCAAGTATCTCTGAAGATAGATTGACAGTTGGATTGTCTAGTGCTGTAACTTTAGATGCAAACACTAGACTTAAATTTGTAGGTTCTGTAGACCCATCCGATACGTTTGTGGTTGCAGAAACAGTGAGTTTTTATGATGACGGTGCTGATTCCACATACTCTGAGGATACAACAAGTGATTCAAGTTAATTATGCCAAAAGATATAGACAAACAATTAAATAACCTTTTAGATATCGACAGCGAAATCAAAAAAGAAGCAAAGGTTGTTAAACTCCCTTCCCGTTCAGATAACATCGAAACGGACTACAAGTATGCACGAGAGAACCTCTACAACCTCGTAGAACGTGGTCAGGATGCATTGGATGGAATCCTTGAACTATCTAAAGAGATGGAAAATCCACGTGCTTATGAGGTCGCTGGACAGATTCTAAGGACTACTGCCGATGTTGCAGAGAAACTCTTAGATGTTCAAAAGAAAATTAAAGATTTAGAAAAGGAAGACGAACAGAAGATAGGAACACAACATAATCATTTATATGTTGGTTCTACATCAGAACTACAGAAGTTTCTGAAGAAGTCTAAAAAAGATGACACTCAATAAAAACGAAGGATATCTCGGTAACACTCTTGTAAAAAGAGCAGGTATTGAAACACAATACACTCAACAAGAGATGCAAGAATACATGAAGTGTTCTGAAGACCCTACACATTTTATCGAAAATTATACACAAATTATATCACTAGATGAAGGTATGGTTCCTTTTAGACTTCGTGGATATCAAGAAAATCTAATCAATCACTACAATGACAATAGATTTAGTGTCGTTCTTGCATCACGTCAGAGTGGTAAATCAATCACATCTTGTGCATATCTCTTATGGTTTTTATTATTTAAACCTGAAATAACAGTTGCAGTTCTTGCTAACAAAGGTGCAATTGCAAGGGAAATGATTGCACGTATCGTAACCATGTTAGAGTCTGTTCCATTTTTCTTACAGCCTGGTGTTAAAATTCTTAACAAAGGCTCGATTGAGTTTGCGAATGATAGTAAGGTCGTTGCAGCTGCAACTTCTTCAAGTTCTATTCGTGGATTGTCAATCAACCTACTATACCTCGATGAGTTTGCATTCGTAGATGATGCAGAGACATTCTATACTGCAACATATCCCGTGGTTACCTCAGGTAAAGACTCGAAGGTTATTATTACCTCAACTGCAAACGGTGTGGGTAATATGTTTCATAAGATATACGAGTCAGCAGTTCATGAACAATCAGAATACAAATCATTCCTTATTAATTGGTATGATGTGCCTGGAAGAGACGAAGAATGGAAAACAGAGACTATTGCAAACACTTCAGAAGCACAATTCGAACAAGAATATGGTAACAGTTTCTTAGGAACTGGTAATACACTTATCAACAGTAATACACTTCTCGGTCTAAAAGCATGGGATGGTGAGTGGTCTAGAGACAATTTTATAATGTATAAGAGACCAGTTGAAGGTCACACTTACATATGCACGGTGGACGTATCACAAGGTAGAGGTTTAGACTATTCTACATTTACGATATTTGACACCTCAACAGAGATTTTTGAACAAGTTGCAACATACAGAGACAATATGGTATCCCCTATGTTGTTACCTGATATCATAAACAAGTATGCAACTGGATATAACAAAGCATTAGTTATCATAGAAAACAATGCAGAAGGTGCTATGGTTGCACAACAATTACACTATGATATAGAATACGACAATGTTTTTGTCCAAGGAATGACAAAAGCAGACGATATTGGTGTAAAGATGACCAAAAAGATTAAAAGAATTGGTTGTTCTACACTCAAAGAGATTTTGGAAGAAAATAGGTTAAGTTTGATTGACAGAGTCACGATTACTGAACTTATGACTTTCATAAATAAAGGGATGTCGTTTGAGGCAGATAAAGGTTATAATGATGATATGGTTATGAATTGTGTATTGTTTTCATGGTTCATTACAACAGAGTTTTTCGTTCACTTAACAGACACTAAAGTTAAAGACCTCCTCTACTCAGAACAACAGAAATTAATAGAAGATGATATCCTACCCGTGGGAATTTTTGGGAAACACGAAGCAAACGGACAAAATACCTCCTTTGTTGACTCAAAGGGTGACCGATGGTTCCATATGGAAAACGGATAGTCTTAGAATATAGAAAGTTATAAATATAACAGTAAAACAAACTTTTTACATTAACAGGAGAAAAGTATGGCATTTCAAGTATCACCAGGCGTTCAGGTCAAAGAGATTGACCTAACAAATGTTGTGCCAGCAGTTTCAAGCACTACGGGTGCTTTTGCTGGGACATTCCAATGGGGCCCTGTTGATGAAGTTGTAACAGTTTCAGATGCGAAAGGCTTGGTCGATGTATTTTTTCAACCTGCTGACTCAAACGCTGGGGCAGAGGACTTCTTTTCAGCAGAGTCATTCTTGAAATATGGTTCGTCTTTAAGAGTAGTAAGAATCAACTCAACTGGTCTATTCAATGCGAATAGTGGTGGTGACGTTGACTTATTAATCAAAGGAGATGACGACTACGTAGATACCCTAAGAAGTGGTAGTTCATCAGGAACAGCAGGACAATGGACTGCAAGATTCGCTGGTGCATTAGGTAACTCATTAAAAGTATCATTATGTTCAACACCTAACGCTTATTCACAAGATAACGTTGCTGCAGTTGAGGGAAACCAAACTGCTGGTGTTTCAAGTGTAACAGTAACCGAAGGTGAAGGTGCAAACTTTATCGTTGGTGACATTATTACATTTGCTGGACATTCTACTGAATATAAAGTTACTGCAATCGACACTTCGGGTTCAACAGACCATGATACTTTATCAATCGAAGCATTAAATTCACCATCAAAAACACTTCAAGAGGCAGTTTCCGATGACGGTAACGTTTCTAGAAAATGGGAATATTATGCAAACTTTGATAAAGCACCAGGCACATCTGCAGTTGCAGAACTTGCTGGTGCAATCAATGATGAAGTTCACGTAGTTGTTGTTGATGAAGATGGAACAATTTCAGGAACACCAGGCGAGATTTTAGAAACACACGGTTTCTGTTCATTAGCATCAGACGCCAAGAATGCACAAGGACAATCAAACTACTATAGAGACGTTATCGCAAGAGACTCTCAGTGGGTATGGTGGTCAGGTCATTCAACAGATATCTATTCATCAAGTGGAGAACATAGAACACTAGGAACTGCAGTAGGAACTGCATTCACTCAACCAACATTACCAGTTGCAAATTCACTTGCAAACGGTGCTGACGGTAGAAGTCCAACAGCAGGACAAAAATACGGTGCATATTCAGACCACTTTGGTGACGGAGAGACATCAGACGTTTCATTCTTAATCACTGGTTCAACAAGAACAGATAACGGTTCAGGAACAGACCAAGACATTTTGGCAGACCACAACACAATCGTTAACCAATTAATTTTAATCGCAGAAGGAAGAAAAGACTGTATGGTGATTGCATCACCAAGACGTGCATCAGTAGTTGGTGTCGCAGTTGAGTCAACACAAGTATCAAACATTCTTGCAGACTACAACTCAGTATCTTCTTCATCATATGCAGTTCTAGAGTCAGGTTGGGTCTATCAATACGATAGATACAACGACAAATATTGCTGGATTCCAGGCAACGGTCATACCGCTGGTATCATGGCAAGGTCAGACCTCTTACAAGACCCATGGTATTCACCTGCTGGTTTCTCAAGAGGACAATATCTAGGAATTACAAAACTTGCTCTTAACCCACAAAAAGGTTCAAGAGACGACTTGTATCGTGCAAGGGTTAACCCAATTTGCACATTCCCAGGCCAAGGAACTGTATTATTTGGAGACAAAACAGGTCTTTCAACACCATCTGCTTTTGACAGAATAAACGTTAGAAGATTATTCATAGTCTTAGAGAAAGCAATCGCAACTGCTGCTAAAGCACAACTCTTTGAATTCAACGATGCATTCACAAGAGCACAATTTAGAGCTGCAGTAGAACCTTTCTTAAGAGACGTTAAAAACAGAAGAGGATTAGTTGACTTCTCAGTAATTTGTGACGAAACAAATAACACTGATTCAGTAATTGACAGAAATGAATTTGTATGTTCAATCTTTGTCAAACCTGCTAGGTCAATTAACTTCATAACCTTGAACTTTGTCGCTGCAAGAAGTGGTGTAGAGTTTGAAGAAATTTACGGTGCAGTATAATAGGAGTAAAAAATGGCAACAATAGACCAATTTAAAGCACAATTAATCGGAGGTGGCCCAAGAGCAAACCGATTTAGAGTCTTTATCCCAAGAGCGGGAGAAAAGATTGAGTTTTTATGCACTGCTGCTCAGATTCCTGCTGCAAATTTATCGACTGTAAACGTTCCTTTTAGAGGTCAAGTTTTAAAACTCGCTGGAGATAGAACTTTTGAACCTTGGAACGTTACAATCATGAATGACGTAGAGTTTTCTTCAAGAACTGCTTTAGAAGCATGGCAAGAAGAAATACAAGGTTTCGGAACAAGTGATGGTGCGCTAAACACGGACTACCTTTTATCACGTGCTTTCGTAGAACAATTACACAAAGACGACTCAGTCCTTGCGAGATATGAATTCTTCAATATGTTCCCAAGTGTTATTGCTGGTATCGACCTTTCATCAGAAGAGGCGACTGCAATTGAGACTTTCCAGGCAACATTTGAATTCTCTCACTGGGAAAGAGTTCTTTAAAAATAGTGAGTTATACCCTCTTTTTGGGGTATAAATATTAGTATGGAAATTTTTGGGTTTGAAATTACTCGTAAAAAAGACGAGTTGAGAACGACACAAGTATCGAATGCGAAATCATTCGTGCCACCCGTTGAGGATGATGGGACTCCCGTCATCCAACAACAGGCGGGTTATATCACGGGTGCTGCATATGGTTCTTATGTCGACATGGAAGGTGGTATCAAGACTGAGGTTGACCTCATTGAAAGATACCGTCAAATATCTTTGGTGCCAGAGTGTGACTCTGCAATCGAAGATATAGTTAATGAGTGTATCACTTCTGACACTTCAGATAGGATTGTATCACTCGACCTCAGAGATGTGAAACTCTCTGATAGCATCAAGAATAAGGTGCAAGACGAGTTCGCATTTCTCCTATCTAAAATGAAGTTCAATCAGAACTCTCATGAAATCTTCAGAAAGTGGTATGTCGATGGAAGGATTTACTTCCATAAAGTCGTTGACAGCAAACGACCAAAGGCAGGTATCGTTGACTTACGTATGATTGACCCTCTTAAAATTAAGAAGGTTAGAAACGTAGAAAAAAAGAAAGACCCAAAAAGTGGTGTAGATATCATCAAAAAGATTGATGAGTTTTACATCTTTAATGATAAAGGTTTCGCAAAAGGAACCTCAACTGAAGCATCCTCAGTAAGGATTGCACCCGAAGCAGTAACATATACTACTTCAGGTTTATTAGACTACACTAAGAATGTTGTAGTCGGATATTTGCATAAGGCATTGAAAACTGCAAATCAGTTGTCGATGATGGAAGATGCACTTGTTATTTACAGAATATCAAGAGCACCCGAAAGAAGAATCTTCTACATTGACGTAGGTAACTTACCTAAGGCAAAAGCAGAACAATACCTTGCAGATGTCATGAATAAGTATAGAAATAAGTTAGTCTATAATGCTCAAACTGGTGAGATTAAAGACGACAGAAAACATATGTCTATGCTAGAAGATTTTTGGTTACCACGAAGAGAAGGTGGTAGAGGAACGGAAATCTCAACTCTGCCTGGTGGTCAAAACCTTTCAGAGATTGAAGATATAGAATACTTCAAGAAGAAGTTATATCGTGCATTAAACGTTCCAGTATCAAGAATGGAGTCTGATAATGGGTTTAACCTAGGTAAGGCATCCGAGATTGATAGAGATGAACTTAAATTTAATAAGTTCACAAACAGACTTCAGAAGAAGTTTGCAAGAGTGTTTATTGATGTTCTTAGAACACAATTAATACTCAAAGAGATTGTAACTGCAGAAGAGTTCGACAATATGAAGGACTTCATGCAGTTTAACTTTGCTACTGATAACCACTTCACTGAGTTGAAGGATGCAGAAATTCTCAGAGAGAGATTAGATACATTAGGTCAGGTAGTTGATTATGTGGGTAAATACTATTCACACGAATATGTGAGAAAGTATGTGCTAAGACAAACAGAAGACGACATCAAAATCATTGACGGTCAGATTGAAGACGAGAAAAAGTCAGATGATGATAGTGGAATGGATGATGATGGATTTGGGAGTTTTTAATAAATGAGTGAAATAAGTAAAAAAATTGTTGACCAAATAGAAGCAGGTCAATTAGAAGGTGCAAAGGAAAGTATCTTCACTGGTATTAAACAAAAGTCTGCAGAAGCAGTAGACATGAAACGTGTCGAAATGCAAGTAGACTGGATAGATAATCCTACACCTGAGGTGGAGACAGACCAGTGAGAGATTTTAAAGATGTTATGAATGACTTGAGAGAGTCAGTGACATCTATACCTGAAGAGTTCTTTATATTAGAAAGAGACTCATTCAGATTGGGTGAAGAGGTAGTTAACGTTGTATATGCTAGAGAAGGTAAAAACGTAAACATCTTTTTAAACAATGACTTATTAGACGAGGATTTTCCTAGTGTAAAAGTCGCAAAAGAAAGTTTTAAACATATCCGAAACATGATGAATGAAATGATTAACGAAGGGATATCATTAGAGGAAATACGAAATGAAATTAATATCAGAGTTTAACGATTACGGTGTTTCTCCAGTCATCATAGAGGAGAACGAAAAAGGACAAAAAGAATACTTCATTGAAGGCGTATTCATGCAATCCGAAATTAAAAACCGTAACGGTAGAGTGTATCCTAAAGAAGTGATGCAAAAAGAAGTCAGCAGATATGTAAAAGAGTTTGTTGAAAAAGACCGTGCTTTCGGAGAATTAGGTCATCCCGATGGGCCTACAATTAATTTAGACAAAGTGTCTCACTTAATTACCAAATTAGAAGAAGATGGTAACAATTTTGTGGGACGTGCAAAGATTTTATCAACACCAAACGGTCAAATTGTTAGAAATTTGATTGATGATGGTGCGAAGTTGGGTGTATCCTCTAGAGGTTTAGGTTCACTAGAAGAAAAGGGTGGCGCTCAATATGTTAAAAACGACTTTCAACTTGCAACAGCAGGTGACATAGTCGCAGACCCTTCCGCTCCTGAGGCATTTGTCAATGGAATTATGGAAGGAACTGAGTGGGTATATAATAACGGTATACTTACAGCAATGCAAGTTGACAAAATGCAGAACGAAATGAGGTCTGCTAAGTTAAATCAACTAGAGGAAACCAAACTCAAACTTTGGAAAGAGTTTGTTGAGAACCTATAATATATAAATATAAAAGTAAACTCAAACAGGAGAAAAAAATGGCAGAGTTAGAAAACAACCAAGAAACAGTATTAGAGGCAGGACAACCTGATTCTAAAGCTGAAAAAGGTGATTCAAAACCAGTCAAACAAGGTTCATCTGATGCCGAAAAAATTGAAAGCGGTAAAGTTGAAGTCGTTAAACCTGAAGAAAATCCTGTTGACAAGGCAGTTGACTCAGTAAAATCAGCAGAGAATGTGAAACCTGTATCAGGTGATGCACAACAAAAAAATGCTGGTAGTGCAGACAGTCAACCAAAATTGAAAAAAGTTTCAGAAGATGAGGCAGAGTCTAAGAAAGACGAAGTAAAATCTTCAAAAATGGAATCTATCAAGGCTATCGTCAACAATATGAAGGAAATGACTAAGGAAGAACTTCAAACTGCTTTCGGTAAATTATCGGAAGAAGAAGTTGACGAAAGTTTGACAAAGGCAGAAACTGCAAGAAAAATCGTAGATACACTTAAAGGTATGGACGAAGAGGAAGTTGCAGAGTATATGAAAAAAATGAAGAAAGAAGAAGTAGAAGAAGAAGTTTCAACTGAAGAAGAATCAGAAGTTGAAGAAGAAGTTTCTGCAGAACTAGAATCTTCATTAGTCGAAATCGAGGTAGATGACGACCTATCAAAGATTTCTGAATCTTTAGAACTTTCAGAAGAAAATGCTGAAAAAGCAAAAACAATCTTTAAGGCTGCAGTTTCTTCAAAGGTTTCAGAAATAAAAGAAGAACTAGAGTCACAATACTCAGAAGAATTAAAAACCTCAGTAGAAAAAGTTAAAGGCGACCTATCGGAAGCAGTTGACAAGTATCTAACATATTGTGCTGAAGAGTGGACGAAAGAAAACGAACTCGCAATTGAGAGAGGTTTGAGGTCAGAAATGACTGAAAACTTTATCGAAGGATTAAAAACATTATTCGTAGAACACTACGTTGATGTTCCTGAAGACAAGTATGATGTTATTGATGAACTCGCAAATCGTCTCGATGAGATGGAACAAAAACTTGACGGTGAAGTATCCAAGAATATGGAAATCACTGAAGAGTTGGAAACTCTCAAAAGAGGCAACATCGTGAAACAGGCAGGTGAAGACCTAACTGAATCACAAAGAGAGAAACTTGAGTCATTAGCAGAAGGTATTGACTTTACAGACGTAACTGATTTCGAAGAAAAAGTTGCAGAAGTAAAGAATGCATACTTCCCTGTTGATGGTGAAAAGTTAGAAGAAGATACAATCGTAGAAGAAGGAACAGGAACTTTATCTGAAGAGTCAGACTCAGAAGACAAAGTAATTGACCCAACTATGAATGCATATTCTTCTGCAATATCAAAACTAAAACCATTAGGTTAATTTTAAAGGAAGACTAAAATGTTTTTATCAGAAAACTTACAAGAAAAGTGGTCGCCTATTCTAGAACACTCCGATTTACCTAAAATCGAAGACAACTACAAGAAAGCGGTTACTGCAGTCATCTTAGAAAACCAAGAGAATGCTCTTAAAGAAGAACGTTCAACTTTGGAAGAAGCTGCACCTTTAAATGCTACTGGTAGTTCTGCAATTAGTAATTGGGACCCAATCCTAATCTCACTAGTTAGAAGAGCTATGCCAAATCTCGTTGCTTACGACATTTGTGGTGTTCAACCAATGACAGGCCCAACAGGACTTATCTTTGCTATGAAAGCAAGATATGCCGACTATCCTACAGAAGGTAGAGAAAGTAATTCAGAAGCGCTTCATAACGAAGCAAGAACTGATTACTCTGCTTCTGCAGGTGCAACTGCAGGCCCACTTGGTTCAGACCATTCAGGTGACCCGTTTAACGGTTCATACGCTTCTCAAACATCATCAGGTATGTCTACTGCATCTGCAGAAGCATTAGGTGATGCTGCAGGAAATCATTTCGCAGAAATGTCATTCACTATTGAGAAAGCAACTGTAACAGCAGTTTCCAGAGCACTTAAAGCCGAATACACAATCGAACTTGCACAAGACCTTAAAGCAATTCATGGTCTAGATGCAGAATCAGAATTGGCAAATATTCTATCATCAGAAATTCTTGCTGAAATCAACCGTGAAGTTATCAGAGGAGTTAACAACCAAGCGAAAACAGGTGCATCTGCAACTGCTTCTGCTGGAACATTTAACTTAGATGTTGACGCTAACGGAAGATGGTCAGTTGAGAAGTTCAAAGGATTATTATTCCAAATCGAAAGAGAATCAAACGTTATTGCTAAAGAAACAAGAAGAGGTAAAGGTAACTTTATCCTATGTTCTTCAGACGTAGCATCTGCTCTTTCAATGGCAGGAGTATTAGATTACACACCTGCTCTTAACACTTCATTAAACGTTGATGACACTGGTAATACTTTTGCTGGTTTATTGAACGGAAGAGTTAAGGTTTATATTGACCCTTATGCATCATCAGACTATATGACTGTTGGTTACAGAGGTTCAAATCCTTACGATGCTGGTTTATTCTATTGCCCATACGTTCCATTACAAATGGTTCGTGCAGTTGGAGAGAATACTTTCCAACCTAAGATTGGTTTCAAAACTAGATACGGAATGGTATCTAACCCATTTGTTGGTTCAACACCATCAAACGGTCTTGCTTCAGCAGGAACAAACCAATACTTCAGAAAAATGGCAGTATCCAACATTCTGTAAATCGATAATCGATTTGTTAAAAGGGGTCTTTTTAGACCCCTTTTTTTTATCTTGACTTTAATCGTTCAATGTCTAGGGAATACCCTATTCTTTACACCGTGTCCTTTACATGAGGCCTTACCCCAATTTTATTAAGGTCGATAGGTAGCGACCATACGGAAGTTCGTT